TTGGAAGATTGAGGCTTCCCGCATAGCACCGTAGAAAAGAGCTGAATCGAAGTTTTCACCAAGCCAAGTTGTACCAGCAGTAACGATTGACTCAGGGTAGAAGAAGTAATGAAGCTCTGCGGTATATGTTGTGTCAGGAGTTGGGCCCAATATAAGTGATATTTCATTTGTCAGCGCTGGTAAAAGCGTATCAGTTGTTGTGGGTCCAAATATCGCATAGTACTTAGGAATGCCTCGATCATTTGGGCTAGGGTATGCTTGACGAATAAAGTTAACATCTTTGTCGATTAAGTACTCATAATTACCACTAGCATCAACCACCGCCAAGGAGTAGACAGATAGAAAATCACTCGGGGTTGAGAGATACTCATTGTTATTGGTAATAAACCCGGTCACGTTTTTACGCAAATAGGCTAACTGCACGGAGCTATATATTTTCTGCTCAGCAATCTTTACGAACGTGGGAATATTCTCGACAAACAGTTGTTCATCACTTTCCGAGTACGAAGTAATTGCGGCGGTGAGCTCTGCGTAATTCATCTTAAGCCATAGGCCCGCGTGACATAGTGCCCTTAATCGCCGCACCTGTACCGCGCACCCGCATACCAGAGGTTTTTACATCATTGCGACCGGGATCACCAACACTCACGCGCATGGCAGGAGTACTGCGGGTTACATCTTTAGATGCTAGCGTGTTTGGGTCTGGCTTTTTGCTAATAACGGCTTTTAGGTTCACAGGACCTCCTTGCATTGTGTGGGGCTCGGCGTAAACTTTAGCGTCACCGATTTCTTTACCCATAACTTTTTGGCTGAACTTGGCCATTATTTACCCCTTTGATTCATCACCTTAGCCATACCACGACCGTAGGTCTTCATCATTTCGTTTGTCTTGCCGCCCTTAGCCATTTTCTTGGCGCCCTTATGCATCTTATCCTCGTGGGACTTGACGGCGGACTTGGCGACTTTTTTCATTTGCTCTTTCATGGTAACCCCTAAGTGACTGACACGGTAACAGTGCCAACGCTAATACGTAAGTTTAAATTATTTGGCGTTAAACCGCCATCCCTACTTCCACCAACAGGGGCCCAGCCCCACTGAAACACCCGACTACCGCCTGTCAAATCCCCATCTGACCCTATACCCCCAACAATGTATCCTTTCTCAGGACGGGGGTTACGCAGGGCTTGCGGGTCATTTACTGGACGCTCACCTAGAAACACCTGCGGTTGTGGTGGCTCCCAGCATTCTGGACACACCAATATGTTCGTCGGGGTTCGCTTAAGCGTCAATGCTTTTAGCTGCTTCAGTTTGTAGCGCTGACCACACCGATCACATTCGGCTAGCGCGTGCCTACCGGAGGCGAACTGATTAGGCATTTAAATCCCCTGCATGTTCTGGGTACCTTTGCAAGTACACGTCTTTCCAGTTTTCTTTGTGGTGCCGTTTTGCGTTCGATATTCTTGCGGCTTTACGCCGATTATCAATTTGTTCTGGCGTACATTTGTAGCCTTTATTGAACGCCCTTCCAATCCTTGCCTCTACTGCTTTCCTTCTGTACTCAGGGTCTTCCCAAAGCGTTTTTGTTCTTAGCGCTCTTTGCTTTCGCTCTTCGTCCGTCATTGCGGAATTGATTGCTAATGTCATTTTCTCACGTTTCGCAGCGTCCGCCCAAGATGTTTTTGACTGTATTGAAACTTGTGCACGATATTCTTTCGATCTCGGTGGGTGGATTACCGTAAATCCATCTGCATAGCGCTTCCTCACAGCAGCTTGCGCCCGTTCCCGCCATTGCTCAGGTAGTTTCTGCCCTCTCTGCACCGGTGAGCTTGCAGACTTTGACCCATTAAACACGGGGGCTAGACCGTCAATAAATCGCTGCTCATACATTAACAGGTTTAACGGATCACATATAACCAAAACCTCAATCGTTAAAGCGTCTTGCCCATGTTTGTCAAACACACGCTGCAAATACGGAGAGTGGTGAGCGCCCCGAACCAGCAATTGGCGATGCTTATTAGCTCGAGTTTTGATGTTTATTGACGACCCAATATACTCTTTGCCGCTTGCTATATGCTTGATAGAATAAATACCGCATACGGCAAGGTCTGTTTTAATAGACATTATCTACCAATCCTAGGCACAAAACGGATCGGTGCTTTTTCCCTGTCTTCACTTGAAGCCATTTCTAGCTGTTGCTCATAGTCCATCTTTAACTCTGCGCGACGTCCGGGGTCTACCGATACGATTTTCATCGACAGGTAATACGCAAGTCCTGCAACCATGCAGTTTAGGAAACGAAACGGAATGTCCATCGTTTGCGTTCCACTGTTACCAGCATCCTGAATACGGCGTAGCCGCCAGTACGCAAATGTATAAGGCTGGGATTGGTCAGGGGTAGGCCATATCGTAATCTTAGGGTTGTCCCTCAGTCGCTGAATCCATACTTGGATTGGTCTACCCTGCACGTTCTTGTTGGGGATCGTGGCGTATGTGGGTTCTGCGATGCGACTAATGTTGATGTCGGTTTGATTTTGCCCGGTGCCTGTGCGGATTACCATGTCCATTAGGTCAATCGTGTCTGCAGGGATGTCATACGTAGACTGCCCCGGAATAAGCGTCACTGAGCCTTGGTCGATCGTCCACAAATTAATGCCACGATTAGCCCACTCGACCGTTAACAGATTCAAAGACCGACGTGCAGTACGTAAGTCATAACCCGTGCGAAGCTCCGCACCACAGCGCTCAAAAGCCTCTTCTACGAGGTCGGCAATATCTAAATTAAACGTCGCGGTGCCGGATGTGGTCATTTTCTGTACGCCTTAGTTTTGCTTGCTACTTTTTTAGGTTGTGCCACAAACTGCTTACCCTTTTTGTTACCGGCAGCTTTAGCCTTATTGGTAGCTGCTTTTTCCGCTGGGCTTAACGCGCTCCATGCTGCATCAGGTAAGTACCGCTTCTTTCCTTTTGACGGCGAACCGTCTGAAGTGCGCCATTTCTGCTCACCCCATTTTTTCAAGGACTCTTGCGGTTTCTTCACTTATAGGCCCCGCCGGATTTTTTATATTGCTGAGCTAACATTTGTGCCTTACGAGCTGACCACTGCCCCGGATCACCGCCTTTACCACCGGCTTTGATGCGCTCAAACAACCCTTTACGCATACCGGGCTTAGTGTAGTTACCAGCTTCGTTCACGCGGGACTTCGTCTTGCCACCCTCGGCGTACATGTCGAACTTATCACCGTCTTTACGCGTGCCCACTTTAGGCATTTTGCTTGGATTGATAGCCCCCATACCGCGTGAGGATCTCATTACACGAACCGCCCTTTGGTTTTGCCTTTTACAGCGCAACCGTCAGCACGTTTAGACGCGGAACCGACCGTACCACCCTTGGCTTTCTTGACGGTTGACTTGCTCTCGATGCCGAGCATATCTTTAAGCGCCTTAAACTTTTCTTTAACGAACTTTTTAGGGGCTTCGTTTTCCTCGCGTTCCATGTCTTTAGACGCTTGACGCTCTTTCTCTTCTTTACGATCCATCAGCGTGTTCTGTGCTTCTTGGGGGATCTCACCACCGTCTTTATATTTTTTCATAGTTACACCGTCTTACACTTGGTTTTACCTTTTTGCGCGACACCGTCAGCACGTTTTGAAGCGTTACCGACCGAACCACCCATGGCCATTTTAACAGTTTTGCCCTTGGTCTTACCCTTGGACTCTACTCCGCCACCCTTAGCCATTTTACCTTTACCATCAGCCGCAAACGCAGGCATCTTCTTGCCGTCTTTCATAACCATCGGCATACCGCCCTTAGCCATCATCTGACCACGAGCAGGCATTTGAGCAGGCATTTGAGCAGGCATTTGCTGCATCGGTTGACCACGCATAGGCATACCACCCATTGCCATCTTTTTAGTGCCTTTTGTTTCGTGTTTCATAATTAACCCCTAAAGTATCCGATTACATATCCAATGATTGCCGTAGCCCCACTAACCGCGCCACCAATCCACATAAGAGCTTTCCAACCGCCTTCAACCTTATCCATCTTGGTATTAATAGACTGCAGTGTCTTCTTAATCTCGTCCATGTCCGACACCATCTTATCCATATCGCTTTGTAGATGTTTGATGTCGTTGGCGTGGGTTGCTAACTCACGGGCGGTTTGAATTTGGTCGTCCATATCAGCACTTCCACCGTTTAAGACTTGCCGCCTTGCGTGTAGGCTTTTTATACATGGTAGCGCCCTATAATTTCTCCTGACTCACGCATAGCTGATAACTTTGCTTTCGATAAAATTTGCATTGCACTATTGCGTGTTTTATCTACTATACACGGGTGTAGGCGACCATGTGCTACGGCTGATAAAACACGCAAATTTGTGTAGTGGTTGTTCTGGTGATCACCGTCAATATGGTCTACCTGAGCGCCTTCATACAACTCCCCAACAAAAGCCTGAGCTACAAGACGATGAACTAAGAAACTTTTACCAGGCACCGTACGTACAGAACCGTCTCTTAATTTAATTTCTATGTATGGCAAAGTACGACCACATGCGCTACGCTTTTTAGGTTGGAGGCGCATTATGTTTTCTGGTATAGGAACCATGCACCCAGATTTTCCACGGCGATACCTTTGCACGGATTTAACTCGCCCATGGTCACTGACTTCATACATTCCTGCGTACCCATGTACGGGCACCCAACGTTCAGTTAGCATTTCCATCTTTTCCTCGCGGCATTCAATCTACTATTTGGGTCTTTAGCGGCTTCTGGAAACATCTTGGCTTGCCCAGCGCTTCTTGCACAAAATGATTTTTTACGAGGTCCACCCTCGGGCTGTGGAGCCTGAAGATTCGATCCTGTCTTGGCGTTATATTTGGCGCGACCTTTAGCCGTTAACCCAGCACCTTTTGATACCGGTAGCTTTTCACCGCGACCAACAGCCAATGAGGGGGTCTTCTTAGCCATAGAACACAGTGACCGCGTTAATGTTTGTCATAACTGCGTACACCATATTGGGAGCTAGTAGCCCTTCACCGGGAATCATAAAGTAGTTGGTGTAAATGTCCTGAGCGGTTAACTCAAGCGTGACCAACCATCTTCCGGTAGTGACATACCGACAAGCCGCACCAGTAGTGATGGTAAATGAATTAGGGCAAGTGATCGTGAATGTATTTGGACCTGTTACCGTAATAACTGGGTTGCCACATGTAGCAATACCACCCGTGCCTCGGGCATAAGCAATCCCAATTTGCTGTCCGGTCGTTAAACCATGAGCGCTTTTGGTGATTGTGATGGTGTTGCCGGATTGTCCGTATGTTGCCGCTATAGGCGCAGTTGGAGTGGCAAATAAATCAAGTTGCCCTTCGATGTCTGTGCCCTTGACGGAAATTGATTTTACCCGCGAACGGTTATTGAAAACAATAAACCCGCTTTGGCCTAAGTGCCCGCTAAGGACATCAGTTTGCATAGTCATATCTAGCTCCTAAGATTGAAGCTATTAACCTGCGGAAACAGTAACCGTGCCAGCGTTGTTCCACAAAGCCCCAACCACTTCAGGGTCAGCCGCTGGGAGAATGATGTAGCCCGTCACGTTACCTGTGACATTACCAACCACATTGCCTGTGGTTGCACCGACAAACCCAGCGGTTGAGGTGACTGGGCCTGAGAAGGTAGTTGAAGCCATGTTAAATTCCTTTGTATTTGCAGTACATCGTCCTATAGTCTCTGCATCGTCCGCTGGGGCGGTCTATAGGACTGGGGTTCCCCAGTGTTATTGTATTTATACTCTGTTTTTCATCCCGTAGCAACTAAAATAGGGTAAAACAGGGAAACTGGAGCAACTAAATGACGTTTACTATTCGACAATCCGACACACGTATTCCCGAGCACCGCACCGTGCTTTTGTATCTGCAATCTAAGTGCCTGCCGTCGGATGTCCCCATGGATGTTGAGCACGGGCACTGGTGGGTTGTGTACACGGAAGAAGATAAGCCGGTGGGGTTTGCTGGTCTAACGCGCTCAGCTCAGTGGTCAAACGCGGGCTACATGTGTCGTGCGGGGGTGTTACCGGCCTATCAAGGACATGGCCTTCAAAAGCGCTTAATACAGGTCAGAATACGTAAAGCGCGTTTACTAAAATGGCAATGGCTTGTAACTGATACTACACAAAATCCCGCTAGTTCGAACAGTTTGATAACCATGGGTTTCAAGTTATACGAGCCATCAATACCTTGGGGGTATAAAAATAGCCTATATTGGAGATTGGATCTCAATAAATTCCGTAGAAAAAAATCAAACAGATTGGACTGAGATACAAGTTACCTCAAAAGTAACTACCCGAGGGTCATTGCCCATCAACTGAGACATACCAACTAGCTGCTCTTCGCATCCCGCTTTAGTGTACGTAGACGGGCCCTGCATAAAGCCGCACTGCTGCGCCAGACATAAAAAGACAATCGGTATCCAAAGCATCACAACCTCCATGGTTAGCTTTTAATGTAACGCTAAGGAGGGTTAAACGCAAGATGGAAAAGAAAAACCCCCGCTTTTGGCGGGGGCTAAATCACCTAAGTGGCTGATTTAATTAGCCTGCACCAGCAGAGCCGAACATACCGAGGGGATCAGAAAATCCAAACGAGTATCGCTCCCGCGCTTTGTATCTCACGTTACCCGTCTCGAAGTCTCCATCCATTCCTGTTGACATAGGAGTACGAACAAAGTGCTTCAAGCCGTTAGGCACGTCAGTACAAAAGAAGAACGCATCAGGATCGGTCAAGTAGTGGTTAATTGTGTAGCCACCGGGAATCGAGCCATTGTTCGCAATCGCGTTCACGTCGTTGTCAGCCGTACCAACACGCAGGGAGGTCTCGAGTAAACGAGTTGCCACAAACTGCAATGAAGGAGGAACGACCATCTTCGTGAGGCGAGCAGCGATCAACAAGCCACGCTCATCAGTAAACGCAGCGGTTTGAATAACAGCATTTTCAAGTGCTGTTTCGTTCAAGTCTGTTGCCACTGAATAAGTGTTGCTGTTGGTGCCACCACCGACAAGCGGGTGAGCCGTCGAGAACAAAGCAACCCCATCACCGCCAGCAAAGGCAGCGTTGAAGCCGTTGTTCAAGATTGAAGCCGCTTTGACTTGCTTGGTGTATGCCATAGCGCGAGCCAAGGCTTTGGTGTAGCGAGCTGAAAGTGAGTCATAGAGGTTGTCCTCGATAGCTTCTTCCGTCAAGCTGAAACCCAAAGCAATGGTTTCGTGGCTGTAGCGGGCAGTGAATGCTTCTTGGGCGTTATCGTAAGCGATTGCGCTGCCTTCGTTCTTGACTGGAGCAGCCGAGAAACCTGACAGTTTTGTCTCTTCTTCAAACGAACGCTCAGAGGTCTCTGTTTCATAGATCTCTTTGTGCTCTTCGCCGTAGGTTGAATACTCCATACCAAACAGAGCGTTTAGTCCGGGGACCAGCTCCTTCAGTAGTTGTGCGCGTGAAATAGCCATGATTTACTCCTTAGACGCCAGTCGTGTTGTTGTACTGGTGGATGTTGATCTTAACAATCAACTCGACAAACGCGTCGGCGCCAGTAGCGGTTTCAGGAACCACGTCAACAACGCGGATAGGCAGTGTGTTAGTAGTACCAGTGGACGAGCCAAGAACTGATACGCCTGAATTGCCAGTGTCTGTATCGCCTGCGCCCTGAATAAGCGACATGTTAGAGCCGATAACAGCACGAGCAGCAGCAGCAACATCACTTGAGCCATCAGTTGAAACAACCTGAAACAAAACGCTCGGGTCATCAACAACATAGGCAACAGCGTCAGAAGCAACAGTGCCAGCAGGCCAATATTGCGAAGGCAATGGCTGCTTAGTGGTTGGGTTGGTAAAAGCGCAACCAACGAAAACACCTACGGGCGAGCCCGCTGTGGTGCCAGTGAATTTTTCAACAACGCCAGTTGCAGCCACAGAAACCAAGTCACCGTTAAAAATATTAGATGCAAAGCCAGACGCAATCTTGATGTGGCGCACAGCGCCTGCGAATGTCGTTCCACCTAAACGGTTGATTGGCTTGAGGCCGTAAGCAGCGCTAACAGTAGGATAAGCCATTTGTTAACTCCAATTAAAATTAAGATCCACTGCCAAAGCTAGTCGTGGACTTGCGCTCTTTAAATAAGGGCATCCGCGCATCACTTTGACGCATAAAGTTGTTATCGACACCTTCAGACTGTCTTTCGCTTTGGTTGGCGTAATATTGATTACGTTGATCGACTAATTCTTG